ATAAATTTGAAAATCTATTCAAAATTGAAAGGAGAAAATTATGTTCTACATATATACAAAAGAAAAAATAGCAAAAGTAAAATTTACTGTAAATTTAACAGCTAAGGAAGTAAAAGAGTTTATGGGAAATAATTTATTTTTAGATTATCCTGAATTAAACAAAGATGATTATATAGTTGTTGAAAGTAATGAAGTTTTTAAGCATCCAACTTATGATAGTATAACTAATACTATAAGAGAAATGACTAGAAATGAACTTATAGAAGAGGATATAGAAATTTCACTTGCTCCAGGAGAATATATAGAAAATAAAAAATTAAAGTCTATTCCACAACCAAGTATTTACCATACTTGGAATACTGGAACGCATAATTGGGATATAAATATGGAAGATGTTAAAAGAACTTTCAGACATAAGTTCAGAGAAATTCTGTTGGAAAAGATGTTTGGTTCTTATGAGCATAATGGTAAGATTTTCCAAATGAAAGAATATGATGAAATTAATTTTATGCGTGTAAAAATGGCATTAGACATTGCTGGAGAAACAGAAGACTATAGTGTCATTCAACAAGCCTTAGTAACATTGGGAATACCAATAACTGAAGAACTTGAAGAAAAAATAAAAGGTGCAATGAAAGTTGGAAAGCTAAAAAATCTTTTAAAAACTTTAACAACTCCTTGGAGATTAAAAGATGATTCTGTTGTAGATATGCCTCTTGGAGAATTAAATTTAATTTATTTTTCTTGGATACTAAGAGTTATAACTGCACAAAACAAATACACTGCTATAACAAAAAAAATATTAAAAGTTAAAACTGTTGAAGAACTAGAAGCTATTAAATGGGAATAAAAAGAAAAGAGGTAAAATATGAAAAAATTCGCATTAGTAATTGGACATAATCCAAGAGGAAAAGGGGCATACAGTAAATATTTAGATTTATCTGAATATGAATACTGGAGAGATGTCTGTGATGAAATTAATCAAATAGATGATAGTATTGATATTTATTCAAGAAAGCCTGAAGAAAATTATATCCAGGAAATGAAACCTGTTGTTACTGAAATTAATAAACATAATTATAATTTTATTTTAGAATTACATTTTAATGCAGCTTCTCCACAAGCAAAAGGATGTGAAAGCTTAGTTTATTTCAAAAATGAACAAGCTAAAAAAATTGCTACAGCTTTTATGAATAAATTAAAAGCTGAATATGGAAGTAATATAAGAAAAGAGTGGAACAAATTAAAAGAAAAGAAAATAGATAAAAATGGTAAGGAAGTAATTATAGAAAAGACAGTAGAAACACAGGGTATAATCCTGATTACTGATTCCAAAACGAGAGGAGGTTATGGAATATGCAATACAAATTGTACTTATGTTTTGGTTGAACCCTTCTTCGGAACTAACGAAGAAGCAAGTAAATTCAAAGATGTTAAAAAAATGGCACATTTTATAGTTGATTTTATAAATAGTATGAAAATTTAGGAGGTTTTTAATTATGGATAAAAAATTAATATGGCAAGTTTTAGGATATATATTTTCAGTAGTTACTTATATTGCATTAACATGGAGATATAAAGGAAAGGAAGAAGCAACAACTGAAGTAAGAAATGAGGTAATGAAACAAGAATTAGCTATACAAGGAAAAGGTTTAGGAGAACTTAAAAAGAAAGCAGTTCAAGAATTTGTTTCTAAATTACCACCTCATGTAAGAATTTTTATTAATGAAAATACAATAGAAGCAGTAGTAAAAGAACTACAACCAATTTTTAAAAAATTAAAAGAGGGGAAAGATAATGGAAATGACAAAACTAGTGACACATCCACTTTATGATGGAAAAAGACATGAGTTATTCCAGGATTATATTTATGAAGTTAATGGGTACAGGATTACTGTACCCAAAGGCTTTGTTACAGATTTAGCTTCTGTTCCTCGTTCATTTTGGACTATATTCCCTCCATTTGGAAAATATACTCCAGCTGCTGTTATTCATGATTTTCTTTACAGTGAACACAATACAACAGGAATAAATAGAACTTTAGCTGATAAAATTTTCCTACATATTATGAGAGAATTGAATGTGGGATTTTTAAAAAGAAAGGCTATGTATAGAGCTGTAAGGCTATTTGGAGAAACTTCCTGGAAAAAGAAAAAAAATAATGAAGGCTATAAAGATAAGGCAGTAATAGATAAAACAGATGAAGCTATATCTTATTATGGTCATTGGAAAAAGATACTTAAATTGTAATTAGGGGTTGGTATAGTGGGGGCATTCATGATAAAAGTTGGAGCATTTATAGTAAAAATGTGGGCATATTTTATTGCTTTTTTAATTTGGCTTATTGGTGGATTTGATACCTTAGCAAAGGTTTTAATGGGGCTAATGTTAATTGATTATGCATCAGGAGTATATGCTGGATATAAGTTAAAGAATCTAAATTCAAAAAGAGCATATAAAGGAATAGAAAAGAAGTTATGGATTTTAGCTTTATTATGTGGAGCATCTTTAATGCACAGATTAGTTCCAGGTATTGGTTTTAGAAATTTAGTTGGAATATTTTATTGTGCAACTGAATTATTAAGTATTGTAGAAAATGCTGCTAAAGCAGGAGTACCTGTCCCTAAGAAATTAAAAAAAGCATTAGAACAATTGAAAGATGAAGATAGAGAAAAGAAAGAATAAAAGGGCAGTTCAACTCTGTCCTTTTTTTATAAAAAAAAACTTTAAAGGTTCAAAAAAATATCTTGACTTTTTTGAACCTTTAAAGTATAATAGATATATAAGGAGGTGAGGAAATGTCAACTTTGAAGGAGGTATTGGAGATAATCTTTTACATCTTATCTATCATTGTTCTTATCAAGCAATTGAGAAAATAGTGAGAAATAAGATGTAATGAGAGAAAGGAGGTTTGAGAGTGATTTCACTCCTCCAATCTCCCTTACCTTCCTTTAAAAAATTAAAAACTAGGAGGGATACAATGGAAGTATTAAGAGCTATAAATGATATATTACAACCTATAACATTAATACTTGTGATAATAGTATTAATCAAATTAAATAAAAAGAAATAAGCCCTTTTAGTTATATAACTAAAAAGGCTTGAAAATGTCAACTTTGAATTTGTAATTTATTATAACATTTATATCAATTAAAATCAAGGAGGAAAAATGAAAGGTATAAAAAAGATGGGAAGACCTCCTGCAAAAGACCCTATTAGCTATAGTATAAAAATAGGGTTAAATAAAGACTTGTATGATAAAGTTATTGAATATAGTAATAAAAATGGCGATTCAATAGCAGAAATAGTGAGAGAGGCTTTGAAAATATTTTTTAAAAAATAAGGAGTTGCTAAATATGAAATATAGATTTCAAAAATTTAGTTTAGAAGATTTAGAAAAAGAAATCCCAGCTATTTTAAAAAGCAAAAAGGATAATTTAGGAAATTATAAAGGAGAACATTATATTTATTGGATAAGAGGCAATACACATTACTATGTTAAATTCGCTTTAAATAATAATGAAGAAGAAATAGAAGAAGCAAACTTATTTAAAAAAGAAGATATAAAATATTGGAATAAATTTTTTCTTGAAACATTAGGGAAAAAATGGGATAAAAGTAAATATTATATTGGCTTTATAGATAGTTTAAGAACAAAAAAAATAAAAAATGGTGAAGAAATTAAAAGTATTAAATATATTGAAAGAGGATATTTTATAACAGATGAAGATATACAAAATTTAAAAAATTATTCTTTAATTTAAAAAATAAAGATTAAAAAAAAGCTAGTATATTTCAATTAGTTCTAAAAAATAAAATTTTAGGGAGGAATAAAATGGAAAAATTAGAAGTTAAATTAGTAAATAACTTTATAATTGATGTGGCAAATTTTGTGAAATATAAAGATAAAGAAGAAAGTGGTTATAAAAAACATCCAATGAAAGATTTTGATTGGGATTTTATAGATGATAGTCAAATTTTTGATAATGAAGTTTTTAGATATATAAGAAGTTTTAACTTTGAAATGAAAGTATTGAAAGAAAGATTATTAAATGAAGAAAAAACTAGAAATGAAAAAACTGAACATTGGTACCACATAAGTGATATATGTATAAAATACCTAATAAAAATATATGAAATAATGAAAGAAACAGAAAATTTCAATATTTTCCACGGATTTAAAGATATAGTAGAAGATTGTTACCAAACTATTTTAAAAGATTTATATGATTACAAAAAAGATGACAATACTTTATATATAAATAATGTTGAAATTTTGGAATTTTTAGATGATATTTCTTCTGAAAATATGCCAGAAAACTTGAAAGAAATAGCAGAAGATTTTGGAAGAGAATTGGATACAAACAATAAACAATCCTTGAAAGAAATAGCAGACATAATTCGTGAAGATGATGAAAATTTTAGAATAGGATTACATTGGGAAAATCTCTCAGAAGCAAGAAAATTAGCTTTTGAAATATAAAAAGTGCTTTACTATAAAAAATGAACTTTAAACATAAAATGTACTCTAAAAAGAGAATAAAATTTTATGGAGGTAAAAAATGGAATTAAAAGAATTTAGTACAGCAATAGGAACAGTATTAGGGTATTATAAAGAAAGGGTTAAGAACTTAAAAGGTATTACAGATATAGATAATGCCTTAAAAGAAATCGGAAGAACTAAAGAAGTAAAAAGAGCAAAAGAATTAGTTTATAATATCAGTATGTCAAATAGTAATATAGAACTTGAAGACAGGATAAGAAGAAATATAAGTGATATAATGTTATTTGAAGATAAAGAAGCATTAGATGTGAATTTAATGCTAGGATATTATTATAAGGAACAAGCATAAGAAAAGCAGGATAATTTCCTGCTTTTTTAATTTTGGTAGTTAATGGAGTGAATATCAACAGATAGTGGAGTTAAAGATTTTAGAGGAAAAAATGGACTGTATAAAACACTCTATAAAGATAAATATAGACCAGAAGAAGTATTAAGTTCAGATTTCTTTTATTCTCATAGAGATATTTTTATGGAATATGTGGAAAAAGAATTAAATATCAATGGTTTAAAACCTAATAAAGGGCATATGGCTTTAGTAGAACTTGAAAAAATGGGTATTTTAAAAGCTATTATCACACAAAATATTGATGATTTACACCAAGTTTCTGGGAATAAAAATGTTTTAGAATTACATGGAAGTTTAAAGAGATGGTATTGTTTAGGTTGTGGAAGAACAGCAGATAGAAATTTTTCTTGTGAATGTGGTGGAATAGTTAGACCAGATGTTACTTTATATGGAGAAAATTTAAATCAAGCTATTGTTAATGAAGCTATTTATCAACTTGAACAAGCAGATACTTTAATAGTTGCAGGGACAAGTCTAACTGTTTATCCTGCTGCATATTATTTAGGATATTTTAGAGGAAAGAATTTGGTTATTATAAATGATATGGATACTCAATATGATGGGAAGGCTTCATTAGTGATAAAAGACAACTTCTCTTATGTTATGGATAAAGCAGTTGAGGGTTTAAAAAATTCCAATATGGAAAAACATTAAAAAATATTTAATATACACTAATATTAGAATTTAAATAGTAAACTATAAAGTAATTTTTCATTCTGTTAAGTATAACTTAATAAAACAAAATAAAAGTTAATTATATTAAAAATCATATAAAATATACAATAAATAAAATTCAACTAGAATATTAATAATGAACATATATTTTGAAGATATAAAAAGAAAATAATGAAATGTTAAATTAATAAATTTTTAGTAAAATTTAAGCAAATTTTACAATAAAAATATTGCATTTAATCATAATCAGTGTTAATATATACTTAATAAATTTAAAAGATAAATTTAATGTTTTACATACTAAAAATAGGGAGTGATTATAATGAGTTTTTTAGGGCAAGTTAGAAAAAAAGCCTTACAAGCAAACAGAAGAATAGTTTTACCTGAATCAAGTGATGAAAGAGTAATTAGAGCAACTGCACAAATTTTAAAAGAAGGTTTAGCTCAAGTTATTCTTGTAGGAAACCATGAAGCAATAATGCATAGTGCAAAAGCTTATGAAGTTTCATTAAGTGGAGTTAAAATAGTTGATCCTTATAATTTTGGAAGATTAAATGACTATATTAATAAATTAGTTGAACTAAGAGCTAAAAAGGGAATGACTCCTGAAGAAGCTAAAAAACTATTACAAACTGATCCAAACTTTTTTGGAGCTATGTTAGTAAAAATGGGAGATGCTGATGGTATGGTATCAGGGTCTGCCTCACCAACTGCAAATGTATTAAGAGCAGGAATTCAAGTTATAGGTACTCAACCAGGAGTAAAAACAGTTTCATCTGTTTTCATTATGGAATTATCACAATTTAAAGATTTATTTG